CAAGCGTGGCCGATCTGGCTGCCGCCAAGGTGCGGTCGGTGTGCGTCCTTGCGCTGATCCTGATACCAGTCAAAGATCGCCTGAACCGTGGGGGGCTTGCTCCAAGGGTCAAGGTTCATATTCATTCCCCGTGATATTCCCAGAGAACAGCGTTGCAATAAGCGTGAACTGCGCCAAGGGTAACACCGCTTTTGTGGCAATGGTGCAAGTGAACAGGGTTTGCCAAAAAGTGCCTTGGAAGTTTGCGCCAAGTAACTGGACGCGAAGTAACTTCATTTGGAGGTTCAAGGTCTAAATCTCCGCCAATTTAGTGACACGGCCCCGCAGGGCCGTGCTTCTAAATCAGCGCTTCCAAGGCGGGACGGCAGCGCCGCCCGGTGTCGTCGGCGAGGATGATGGCGCAGCCCTGTCGCAGGGCGCGTATTCCTTCACCTCGTTTCGAGCGTCGTATCCGTCCTTGGCCGGGCGAACAGCGACCTTTGCCATCATCGGCTTGTCGTGCAAATCATCCGACTGTCGCGGCGTCATCACACCCACCGCCCGGCAGATGCTGGACAAGGTGCGCTGAGCGATCTCGACCGCGGTTTGGTTCGGGTTGTTGAGGTTGAGCAAGTCATACACCTTGCGACCCGCATGATCGCCGTCGATGACCTGCATCTCAAGGTTGAGATAGCTGCCGGTCTGTGCCTTTGTCGGCTTTTCCTCGCTGGCCGCAATGACGACCTTATACCATCCAGCCGGGATCGGCTCTCGGCTTTCGGCTGGGTCGATGTCGTGTGCGTTAAATCCGTTTAGTTCCACGTCAGTTGCTCCTTACTTCGACACAAATTCAGAAAAGGGGAAGTCGCCGTTCAGGTTGAACACAAACGGCGCGGTGATGCCGTAGCGGTTTTTCGATATGTTAGACGCAACCGGAAACGCGATGATTTCCCGCTCGCCGTCGCTGATCGCGCGCTTCTTGCCGCCCTCGGTTCCGCGCAAATTGGTTTTGAGGCGGATGAAAGCGACCATGTCGGCGTTGTTGCTGTAGTGGTGAACGCAATCGTATTGCCGGTTTTTGTGAAGCTGGATCGTATAGCGGCTGTATTTATCAACGTCCGGCAGCTCAAGCTCCTCAGTCGTGGCATGGGCGATGAAAACCACGTTCATGCCGCAGTCGGTGGCAAGGTAATCGCACGCCTCCCGCAACTCCTGATGTCGCTTGTCGAGCATTCCAAACGCTTTGCCATATCCACCGTGCGCAGCGGCCATGTTTTTGCATTTGGGGTTTGGCTCGTCGTCAATGATTTCCTTGACGGCCAGCTTTTCAAACTGCGTCACGCTGTCGATGACAAGCGTTTTGCGATCGTGCTCGCCCGTGGCCAGCGCCTCGATGGCGTCAAACACGTCGCCGACGGACTTGGCCACCGGAAACAGCATAGCGTCAGGGTGGCCTTCAAGGCTCGCCGTGCCGTCTTCGGCCCGCACAAATACCGGCTTCGGAAACATTGCTGCCAGCGTTGTTTTGCCCATGCCGCCCTCGGAAAATAGGGTGGCAACCATCGGGCGTCCCGCCGTTGGGCGGGACAGTTGTGAAAGATCAATCGCCATTATGTGTCCTCCAATTCATCGCGGATGCGAAGTGCCTGCCCGACTGCGATATCCAGCATTGCCGAGATGACGTTGATTTCCTCGACGGTGAAAAGTGGCTCCGACCCCATGACGTCGGAAACTGTCATGGTGACGCAATCCAAATTGCTACCCTCAAAGCTAACGCACACGTCCTGCCCATCGTCGGTTTCAAGTTTCAGTTTCATCACTTGGCCTCCACCTTAACGCCGACATTACCGGGGCGTGTTTCAAAAGCAGGCGATAGCATCGCCCACACCTCCGGCTCGTTTTTCATCAGGTATTTGCAACCTGTGGCGTCGGCCTCAATTTTGACTTTGATCGGGTGAAGGTCTGGCGAAACACGCCCTTTGACCTTTTCCCACGCGGCCTCGTCCAGCTTGCGCGTGACCGGCTGCGTCAGCGTCACCTTGTAATTTTCCATCTGGGTGGTTTTGCTGCCCTCGGTCGGCACTTCAAGCGCCTCGACCATCTGGGCCTCCACGGCCAGCCGATCCCGGCGGGCCTTTTCCTCCGCGCGCTTGGCATCAAGCCAAGCCCGGCACAGGCTTTCGGTGTTATCGTCGTGCATCTGGCACTCCTTTGCTACATCAACACCGCCACCCTAAAACGTGTTGCGCCAAGGTGCAACACTTAATTTACAGCATCGCCTCGCCATGTGTGCAAAATAGAAGGACGACCACCGCCGACCGGCTTTGACACGCTGCGCTCGATCGGGAAGTCCTCACAGATCATAGATAGCAACCCGTCTCGGTCGTGTTTTTTGAGGTTGCCAAGCCCCGGAACGGCCTTGATCATCTCGGACATCTTGAGACCCGCCGTGCCCGCCTCGCGGACCGCCACGGCCACGCGCTTGCGCAGAGCGTCGGTGTCGCCCTCGGCCATGTGATCTCGCATCGACTGAATCGCCCGCTGCGCATAAAAATCGACGTAATCAATAGCCCATCGCGTGGCGACGTCGTCGATCTCATCCGCCCCAAGGCTTACGGCCACAATCAAGGCGACACGCATCGCGATTTCACGGCTGCGGTTCATCATCGAAGCTTCGGTTTCCGTCGCCGCGCTGTTTTGCCTGTCAATCAGCGCGCCTTCATAATCGTCCAGCAAGCGCCAAGCAGCATCAGTGAAGGGAACCTCCACAGGATCCGGCGGGAAATCAGGCCCTTGATCCGTCACCATGCCTCCCGCGTTTGTGGAGGCGCAGCGTTTTGCCCATTCCACCACGCGCTCAGGCGGATCACACCGCACCGGCCTGCGCGACTTGGAGCGCGGCAGGCGACTTTCCACGATCAGAAACCGATTGAGCAGGCCGCTTGCCACGTCCTTGCCGCTAACCGCCGCATAGAAAGTTTCCGGCGTCGTCATAGCAAGAACCGTTAGGCTCGGGTGCTTGATCCTGATTTCCGTCGCCTTTTTTTGCCCCTCCGTCAGTGACGCCGTGCTATAGCCGCGATTTTGTATCATGTCGGTCTGGCGCCCGAATGCCTCCATCATCATTGACAGCGCCTGTTGCTGGTTGACGCTCGCCCGATTGCCCGCCGCGCTTAGGTAATTTCCAAACTCGTCGATCACGGCCACATGCGCCGGGCGGGCGGCCAGTGCTGACAGCACCCCGCCTTCGCTGGTGTAGCCTGCAGGCCCGATCAGGTCATCCAGTTCCGCCGCCCTGAGCGTGCGACTGATGACGCTACCCGCGTGCTCTTTGCCTGTGCCCGTCTTGCCTACATTCATGAAAAACAGGCTGGGCATGTTGTTCCCGGATGACACAAACCGCCGCCCCATCACGACAGCGCCAAACGCAAGTGCGGCCTGCACGTCGAATTGCGGCTGCGGCTTGATCGATGTGCGCCCGGCGTGCGCCACCAGATCGCCCAACACCCCCGGCACTGTCAGCAGGTGATGCGGCACCTCGTCCGTATCGACGGGGTCGCGCCTCTTGCCCCATTCGGCCCATATGGACGCCCCGTGGCGCTGTAGCTCCCTTTCGTGGTCCGTGGGGCCGTCCGGTAGTGAGTTGATGCTCAGCGCCTCTCCTGCGGCCTTTACAGCTGCCTGCACATTGCCGAGATGCTGGTAGTGGCAAAACACGTCGAAGGCATCAAAGCTATGAGCCGGATCAAACGGATCGCTCGCGTGGTGCGAATACGCTCGGCCATCGTCAAACACCACCACGCCGGGAATTTTTGAAGTGCTGTTTGGCGACAACCAACGCTTTCCGATTTGCCGGTATCCAGCGGCGGCCAGAGCCTCAGATATCGGCGTCGCGTCGTTGTAGGCGGCGATGACGCTTTGCCCCTCGCCCGCGTCGCGTCGTGGCTTAGGTGGCGGCGTGAATTCTGGCGCTTTGCGCCACGGGCACGCGTCCGCAAGCTGGGGCCGGAAGCGATCCCATTCCCGCCAGATCGTCAAAAGCTGATCCGGCAGAGGTGGCAAGCCATTGTCGATCGACGGGCCTGCCCATGTGTATGGGTTGCCGGTGTCGGGGTGGATGGATGGCGGCAGCACGTCCTGCACCGATCCGGCGCGCAGTTCAAAAACCACTTCGGTTTTTCGCGGATCGCCATCCACGGGCCAGCTGATCTTTCGCGTTGTCAGGTGCTCGCCACCAGGCGCGGCAAACAAAACTTTCCCCCGATCAGGGCGTCCGACAATCCGCGGCGCGCTTGCCATGATTGCGTCGAGGTCGATGTTGAGCGCGGCAAAAGCAGATCGTGTGTTTTCAAGATGATCTATATCCAGCGCCACGGTGCCGGACAGGCTGTGCAGCAGGCCGACGTTATGCGTCGGGTTGGCATCCCAGTATTCGGCAGGCGTTGCTTTCGTCTGCCAGCCAAAAGTCGAGGGGGCCTTACTGCCCGCCGGTATTCCGACCAGCGCCCATCCTAGCGCATGGTATCTGTGGACTTGCGTGAGGGTGTCGTCTTCGGATATGTTTTGAGACATCGGCGATCCTTACTTTCCTCGCGTCGATCATGGCCCCGGCTGTTGGCTCAGCGCGGGGCCTCTTCATGTCTAGCCGATGGATCGCTTTCCAGCAAGCGCCGCCCGTCAAATTTACGTTTATTCGACGCCGAATTAACTAAGGCCGCCAGCAGCGCCGGGGCGGGCGGCGTAAAATTTACTCCCTGCCGCTCAAACATACGACCGCCGAAAAGCCCAATGAAACAAGGGGTCTACCCTACTATATATAATAAAAAAGTATTTTTTTAATATATTTATATAGGGTCTTCCTCAGGGGTGGAGGGAGGTAGGGTGGGGGCCTATAGTAAAATTTACCAAATAAACTGCGCGCCCCGAAAATGTGTTGCGCGCGCCGGACCAAATAAACTGCGCGCCCCGAAAATGTGTTGCGCGCGCCGGGGGTAGGTGCTAGAAGGGTTACAACAGCAACGGCGAGACGCCATAGAGAGGAAGACCTGAGATGACCATTATCAACACAACCACATTCGTTCCCGCCGCCAAGCAGCCTGATCATGGGCTCTGGATTGAAGGCACCGTAAACGTCACACTCCGCGGCGAAACCCGCCGGGTGAAAGCGCACCAGTTGGCAAATGGCAACGTGCGGGCCTACGGAATGACGGGCCGTTACCAGGCAGGAACGAAGGCATGGTCCGCCAGCGTTGAGCAGCGCACGGACCCCCGCACTGGCAAGGTTTGGGATTTGATCGAGTTTGGGCGCGACGACCGCGCCGCCAAGTTTCAGAAAATCAACGGGCTGCACTTTGCCTAAACAAGCAGACGCCTAACCCCCAACGCCCCGCCTAAGCGCGGGGCACACAACACAAGGAAGGAAAGACCATGACACTCAAGATTGAAGAAGGCAAATACTACCGCACCCGCGACGGTCGCAAGGTGGGGCCGATGATGATGTGGGAACCTAATGGCGCTTACCCTTGGAGTGACCACATGACCAATGGGACTGATGTTTGGAAAAGTGACGGAACGAGTTCTGCATTTGGCGTAGCTTCAAATAGTGACCTCATCGCAGAATGGACCGACGCCGGAACCCCCACCCTCCTACGCGACA